ACATCCTCACCGCAACAAACTTCCTACCTGATCACATTTTCGTGAGCCCAGACGTATGGAAGAAATTGGGCAGTCAGTTGGACGCAGACAAGCGCCCAATTTTCCCATATACCGGCGCAGCAGGACTCATGGGCGTAAACGGCATGGGCACCGCAAACGTGACACAAATGAACACGTTTAACCCACTCGGATTGAACCTTGTTGTTGACCGCGCATTTGCTGACAACACCATGGTGGTAGCCCGCGGATCAGCGATTGAGTTCTACGAGCAAGTGCGTGGAATCATGTCGGTAGAAGTACCTGCAACCTTGGGTCGCACATTCTCCTACTACGGCTACGTCTCAACCTTTATCGCAGACGGCGATCAGGTTAAGTCAATCGCAATCGCTTAGTCGAGAGCGGAGCATCCGCTCATGGCAACATACACGGTTACCAACAAGTACCTAATTGATGACTTTGCCGTATTGCAACTCCTGACCCCCAGCGAGATTGCAGTCGGCCAGTCAATTACGGTTGCAGGCGTTGACGCCACATTTAACGGCACGTATAGCGTGCGCGCATTGCCACAGTATTTGTTTATTGGCGTTGATACAGAGGGCGACCTTTTGTATGACTACCAAATGCCAATTGCCGATCAGGTGCTTTACGCCAAAGTCGCTAACAATGTTGAGCGAACAGCCGCGTCTGGCACCGTGTCATATGACCCTGTTTGCACGTGGGTAAATGCAGCGCAAGTAGCAACATATTTAGGCATCAACATTCCCAACCCATCAGACGATTACACATTGCTTACGCAATCCGTGTCCGCAGGCAACCAGTTCTGCTATCGCAGGCGTCAAGAGAGCGGTTATATTGACTCCCTAACGACCTCACCAGGCGGTGACGCAACATTAGGCACTCTGATGTATTGCGCCGCTCTATGGCGCTCCAGAGGGTCAATAGAGGCAACGTACGCCACGTTTGACGGCATGGGTTCGGCACCACAGCAAAGCCTGACCCCGATCGTCAAGCAGCTGCTTGGCATCCCACGTCCAGCGGTTGCCTAATGGCCTACACAGACCTGTTTAACGAAGCAATTGATGATGTCACGGCAACGCTAACCGCGGTATCTGGGCTCCGTGTTGTAAACGACCCAACAAAACTTGTGCCAAATTGCGTGTATTTGGATGCACCAAACTTCACAACAATTGCTGGCAATGGCAACGTGGTGCGCCTCGAGTTTCCTGTAAAGGTGATCGGGTCAGGGCCAGCAGGTTTGCCGGTACTGCGTCAGATCCTTAGCATTGCGGCAAGCGTGCTTGGCTCTCCAATTATCGTTATGGCTGGCCGTCCGTCAAGCCTTGAAATCGGTGGCGCGCTTTACCCGTGCTATGACCTTGATTGTGCTATCCAAGCCCAGACCGCATAATCCACTACTACCGAATACAAATCATCTACTATCAGATCAGAACTTAAGGAGCAAACATGCCAGCATCAACTTACCTCTCGAACCCAACAGTCAAGATTGGAACCGCAATCGGCACCATTGTTGACATCACCGATCAGGTCAGCGCAGCGACGTTGACTGTTACTGCGGAAGCTCTTGAAGATACCGCATTTGGCCAGACATCCCGCACCATGACGGCAGGGTTGTTTTCAAATAGTTTGACATTGACGGTCTATGCCAGTTATGCAGCGTCAGAGTCGTACGCAGTTCTTGCACCGTTGCTTGGCACTAAGTGCACCGTCAAAGTAAATCCAGGTAGCGGTGCTGATTCGGCAACGAATCCAGGGTTCATTTTGGAAGGGGCCTATTTTTCTAGCCTGCCTGTCGTGAACGCGTCCTTGGGTGAGCTTAGTGTTTACGAGATCGAGCTCCAAGGGGGCACATACTCGGTTGACGTAACCGCACCATAATCAACGGCTCCAAGCCGACATAGGAGACATATGAAAATCAAGTTGCAGTTAAAGCGCACGGCCGACAGCGCACCCGAGTATTACTACACAAACCTTTTTGTGGTTACTGAATGGGAACGGCTTGAGCGTCGCAACATCCAACAGCTTTCCGCAAACCCGTTGTACTCGGATTACGCCTGCTGGATGCACACAATTCTCAAGATCAAAGGCGAGCAAGTTGGTGACAACTGGCGCGAATGGTTGAGCAAAAACCCTGACATCGACATTTTGCCGGTACTGGACGAGACAGACCCAAACCCTACGGACGCGGCACCTACCGCCGCCAACTAGCAGAAGTACTGGTCGCGGTCGGTTGGTGGCCTAGCGACATAGCGTTTGACTCACGGGACTTAGCAACCGTCATTAAAGTGCTTAACGAGGCAAACAAAAAACGGAGATGACGTGAACCAAGTGTCAACAAAAATTGAGGTCGTAGGGCTTAAAGAAGCCTTAAAGACCCTCAACAAAATTGACAAATCTTTGCGCCGTGAAATTACCAAGGATTACAAGAAAATTGTTCAGCCTGTTATTGACGACGCCAACAAACTTGTGCCCTCGAATGTTCCGCTATCTGGCATGGCGCGCAATTGGTCAACTAGGTCAGGGTTCAAAATGTTGCCGTGGATACCAGGCATGAAACAAAAGATCGTTGCCAAAATCAACACGCGAAACATCAAAGAATACGGTGGAAACAAGTCAAATGTCGGCACGTTTCTCATCCAATGGCAGGGCGCTACTGGCACCATGTTTGACACGTCAATGAAAGGGCCACTAGGTCGCGCGTTGACTTCCCGTTATGGCAGTCGTTCGCGAGTAATGTGGAAGGCGTACGAGCAACGCCAAAACGATGTCATGTCCGAGATGGAGCAATTGGTTAAGCGCGTCATGGACGAAGCGAGTAGAGAGACTGCATAATGGCAATCAACATCCCGATCATCAGCGAGTTTGACGGCACAGGGGTAAAGAAGGCTGTCAAACAGTTCCAGCAACTTGAGACTGTTGGCGAAAAAGCGCAGTTTGCAATTAAGAAGGCGGCGATTCCTGCAGCTGCCGCGCTCGGCGGTTTGGCTGTTGCCCTAGGCGATGCAACACGCGCTGCTATGGAAGACCAGCAAGAGCAGGCCGCTTTAGCGCTTACTTTGCAGAATGTGACGGGCGCGGGCGCCGCACAAACCGCGCAGGTTGAGAAGCAGATCAGCGCGATGAGTCGAGCGTCTGGCGTTGCCGACACCGAATACCGCAAGGCGTTAGAAGCGCTTGTGCGCGGTACCAAAGATGTTGGCATTGCCATGAACGACATGAACCTTGTCATGGACATCAGCACGGCCACCGGCATGGATTCTGCCAGCGTCGCTGACGCGCTCGCTAAGGCATACCAAGGCAACTTTAAGGCGCTCCGATCATTAAGCCCAGAGATGTCAACCATGATTAAAGAAGGCGCAAGCCTGAACGAAGTCATGGACGTGCTCGGTGGAACCTTTGGCGGTGCTACAGCAACCAGCGCCGAAACCGCTGCAGGAAAAATGAAGATTCTCAAAAACTCAATCGGCGAAACCAAAGAGTCAATCGGTGCAGCGCTGTTGCCCGTGCTCGAAGCCGTCCTGCCTGTACTCAACGAGTTCGCTGCATGGGCTCAAGATAACCCTCAAGCATTCTTGGCTATCGCTGGCGCTATCGGACTTGTCGCCGCTGCAATCGTGGCAACAAACATTGCCATGGCCATGAACCCATTTACCCTCATCGCTGCAGGCGTCGCGCTACTGGTCGCCGCGCTAGTTGTTGCGTACAACAAGTTTGACTGGTTTAAGACTGGCGTCAACGCAATCATTAACGGCATCCTTGGCGCATTTGAGTCGGTGGTAAACGGTGCGATCATGATGGTCAACGGCATTATTCGCGCTTACAACGCAATTCCAATTGCGCCAGACATCAACACCATTGCACACGTCAACCTGCCAAGCATTGGTGGCAACTCGGCTACACAAGCCGCAAGCCGCATGAACCTACCGCGCATGGCTGAGGGTGGAATTGTCAGCTCCCCTACTCTTGCCTTGATCGGCGAAGCAGGCCCAGAAGCCGTAGTGCCATTAGACCGCTTAAACAATGGCGGGGGAGTGACCATTAACGTCACAGGCGGACTTGCTACTAGCGCCGAAATAGGTGAATCGGTCGTTAACGCGTTGCGCGCTTATTCGCGCAGCGCTGGGCCGTTGCAGTTACAGGTGGCGTAATGCCAGGCACAGCCGTAGTCAATTCAGGCAACTATGACCTGAAGATCGCCACAGGGTTTCAGGTTGACGGTTTCACTTTGGATGACCCGTTAAAAGGTATTTTGGCTGGTTACACCACCACAACAACACGCACCAACCTAGTCACCAACCCCAACTTTGAAACCAACACAACAGGCTGGATTGCTGTAGGTACTGGCACAACAATTTCACGCATTACAACAGACGCCTATTCTGGTTCGGCTTGTGCGCAAGTAAATAAAGGTGCGGTAGCAAATGGTCGCATTGCTGGTCTTGCATCATCTGCAGGAGTTCGTATTCCTGTTACCGCAGGTCAGCCTTACAGTATTTCTGCGTATGTCAAAGTTCCAACAGGGCAACCTTCTTGTTCTTTGCGAATACGCACAACCGAATGGCGTGTAGATGGAACACGAAACCCAGACCAAGTAAGTTCCACAACAGTTGTATCTGACACAGACGGATGGGTGCGTTTATCTTTTGCAGACACACCAACAGCAGGTGCAACACCCACCGTCACCATGACAATGGATGTTGAAGAAACAACGACTAGCGCAAAAGTGTATTTAGTAGATGCAGCATTGTTTGAGCAGTCCTCAACCCTGCTTCCTTATTTTGATGGTACTTATGCTGACACCTATACGGGTTACACGCTGACTAGCCAACAATGGAACGGCACAGCGAACGCTTCGACTAGCACCGCCACATGGGGATTAAACAGCAGTTACATAGACAGCGAATATGTGCTGGACGGCACAACAGAATTTGCTGACGTCATGGACTCGACTATCAGCATTAACGTGCGGCGCGGTCGCCGTGACGTGGGCGATCAATTCAGCGCCGGCACCATGACATTTATTATCCAAGACGTGGACGGAATCTTTAACC